AAACAAAATCTTAGGACGCTGTTCTCTTGGAAGATCTAAATGATTTGCTTTATAGTCAGTTACGAATTCGTGAACAATCTTCGCAACTTCATCAATCATCGATGCACTGATACGCAACATTTTATCTTCGCTAGTATCTACATTGAGTGCTCTCAACCACTTTTCATCAAGTGCATTTTCAGTATCAATCATGACAACAAAAATTCCTTGCTCTTGTGCTGCCCTTGCAATATTACCGGAAGCAATAAATGATTTGCCAGAGCCGGATTCTCCTGCAAATACCGTTACCTTACCCATGGGGATTCCACGATAGAAGTCACCACTTACAAGGAAATTGAGTCCATAGGAACCTGTACTGATCCATGTATCTGGATCATTGAATCCTGTAGAAATACCCGTGATGTTTTTAGTCAGAGATTTTCTAAATTTGCTTATATCAAATGGTCGTGCCATTTCTTTACTCCTTAAAAGCTAGATAGGGGTGGTATTTAGCCACCCCAGATCAGTGATTATTTGTTTCTGTTTCGGAGCATCTGAAGAATTTCTTGAGGTGATTTACTGGTAGTTGCACCAACTGTCGCCTCTTCCTTCACTGCTTCCTTAACTTCTGCTTTAGGAGTATCTTCCCACGGGGGTGTATCATCCTCTTCAACCACAGGTAATACAACCTTAGGTTGTGTGGTAGGAACCTGTATACGAGTTGTTTGGGCTACTGTACGAGCACGCTTGCCTTCGCCACCGTCTGCATCATCTGATGCAGATGTATCAAAACCAAACGGTTTATAATGTTGGCTAAACTTAGCTGGATCATACAATTCGCCTTCCAGTGATTCCTGGAACATCTCGTAGATTAACGCCAATTGTTCGGCGGTTGGACGCTTAGGCAAATAGTTTGCCAAATCAACTAATCCATATTGATCGATAGCATTTTGCATTTCTTGAGTAATGCTTGATTCTTTTCTAGCCCACTTTGATGTTCCATAATCCGCATATCCGCCCTTACTTGTCTTAGCAACAATAAAATCGGTACCGTTAATAAAATCAACAGGACTATAGATCATATCTGGATCCATTAATGCTGCCTTGATGATTGCAAAAATCTGTGGACCCATAATAAATTTACGGATTGGATTTTCTGGAGCATCAGTTTCGTTCATTGGATCTTGCCTGACAAAACCCTGCATGTAAAAGGTGCGCTTGACCCAATACTTGCGTGCTGTATCCTCGAGGGATTTATCTTTCCACCATGGACGAACTTCATTTAGGATCGGACATGTATTTTTGCCATCCCACATTTCTATACACGGTACCTGAACTACAACTGGTTTCTTTTCATCTTGACCCTTAATGCCCGGAAATGGCAGTTTTATAAGTTGACGTTCTGCCCAGAAAAATGTATTATCCTGGTTTGCGTCTGGTAGAATACGGAGGATTGTTGAGGTGCCTTCTGGAATGTTCCAGTGAGCGTATGTGGCTTTGTCTGATGCGGATGGACTTTTGCGTACATCTAATGCTTGTAACTTCTTACGAATTTCTTCTAATGTTTTTGACATGATTTTGTTTTCCTATGCTTTAGTTTAATTTAAACGCTTTTATTTGAGCTGCGATCTACTCGGGTTACGTTAAGCCCTTTCGCATCATACCTGCTAAAGGTTTTCGTATGCAGCTAGTATACGAAAACTTTGTGTGTCTGTCAAGAACTTCTTAGTAGAAGTTCAATATATATTTATCATAAAAGGCCGACAGGTCATTCGACTCTTTGATATCCTTTTTATCTTCTATAGATTTTTCTTCTACTTTGATATTCTCGAAAACTTGCGTAAGTACTGCCTTCTCAAATTGATTGACAACACCATTCTTCGAAAGCTTAGAACCGATCTTACCAACGAAGCCAGAAAGTTCTTCATTTTCAATAATCCTCAGTGCTAATTCATTAAGTTTGAAGCCTAACCGAGCATTTTCACTAGTGAACTCGAACATCGGAGTAGTATTTATAGATTCACGGCGTAGCAAGACTACTTTTCCGGCAGCTTCTTCGATGCGTTTGTGGAATGTATCTTTCTCCTGAACAAGTTGTTTGATAATAGGAAGCACTCCCTCAAACTTTTCATCGAATCGACGAATAGTAAATAATTCCTTCAATGTGCTTGTGTCATCTTCAGCAAGTGGTTCACGTTCAAATGTTTCAAGTCTTGCCTTAACTGTTTCATATGTGCGAGAACCGGTAAGCTTTCTTAACTCTGTGCGCAAGGTTTCAATGTTTTCCTTGACGGTTTCAATAATGCCTGAACTATCCTCATTTATGAGTTTATTGGTCGTGACATAGCGATTGAATGATTGAAGCTTGAGCAAATTATCGGTGCTTTCGGAAATATAAGAACCTACTTTATCCGTCATTAATCCACCATGTGCCATGTGTTGAGCCATTGCGCGTGCTCCCGGCAAATAGTTCTGTGGAAAACGGAATCTTTCTCCATTACATTCGAGGAAAATAGCACTAATGTGACGAGAGCGCGAACCGCGAACGTTCTCATCTACGGGTGTTTTATGGCGAACGAGAATTCTTACATTCTCAAGAGTCTGTTGCGATGTCTTTATCGAGCCAAACATTTTGCTGAAACTCTCCATTACAGCTTCTTCTACAGCTTTTGAATAGACAGGATATCCGTTTTTATCTTGTTCCACGTTTAGTTTTCCTTCTTTAACAAGTCTATTTAAGACTGGACGAATTTCACTCAAATCTAAAACACCGAGATTACTTGTTAGATCTGCTTCAGAAACTGTGCCACCGAAGATTCTAATCATTTTCATTATTTCACCAACAAGATGATGATTTACAGGTTTTATATTATTTTCCATCATTGCTTCGCCCTTTTTCATCTTAGCCTGGTAGGCATAATCCCTTGGCTGTATAGCTTTTCCAAAAACTTTTATTTTAGAATTCATCATAAATTGATCAGCAAGTTTACGAATATTTTTCTGAACCCCCAATATTGAGTCATCTGTGCCCGAACCCTTGCTGAATTCAATACTATTTGAATCTTCATCTATAGTAACCATTATGTTTGGATTAATCACAAAGAATCTACGACCCTGTGTAGGATCGGTCGTCTCTGCGCCAGCGTCGTCAAAAATCTTAACCTGCAGACCATTCCCTTTCAATAAAGAGAATACCTTTTCTGCTAGATCGTCCAATTCAACCATGATAAATTCCTTGTTATGCTTATTTATCTATAATACAGAAATTAATTTATCGTTATACCACGGCGAGTTAATTCTTGTTGAAGTGCATGTAATTTATTATCTTGCCTGGAAATTATATTTCTTATTTCGCCGGCCTGTCTTCTATCTATTCTAGATAGGGTATCATTGATAATTCTATCTACTTCGGCATTTTGTTGCGCCACAGGATTAGGGGCAGCAGGCGTTGTCTCGGGTTCGTCATAATCATCCTGCTCGGCATTTATCTTGGCGACAAGGTGATGGAAATCCTTGACTGCTAACTTAGCTGCATGAGCTGCTGATGATAGCTGTTTATTTTTCAAAGCCGCGCCGAGTGTCCCTAATAATGGAATTAATCTACGTTCAATATCACTAAATTTACCTTCACCAATGGTATCATTAAGAAAATCACTTAAATCACTCCTAAGATGTTTAGGAATATTTCTTGCTAAATTATATAATGCAGGTTTAAGTGCTTTAAGAAATACATTGTTGAACCATTGACTCTTTGGGCCGCCAGATATGAAATTAAAACGATGATCGATTTCTCCGTGGTTTTTTGCAAAATTTTCAGCCATTGCTCCTAATTTTCTGTATAGATCGGGCAATTCAGTAGACATTATATCTACTATATTCTTTAACGAAGCTTCCATCGATATATCTTCGCTTAATTCAGTAAATTCATATATTTTCATATTATGCTCCTAATCATATCATTACAGGCATGGGAGCATCATAGCCAACATCATTTTCATCCGATATATTACTTGTAATAGCTGCTTGAGATCGATCATCCCACGTAGAAATATAATCTATCATACGAATAACCAAAATCATTGCCATAATCAAATCATCTGTTTGTCCGATTCTTGCTTCAAACGTATTACCTCGCGAAACAAAAACTTTCAGTTCTGATAATATACCTTTAGAATTTATTTTCATCTTGCTAGATTCGATTAAGAATTTCATCTTAGAACATGCTTCAAGCTTAGATTTATTTGTTGTTACAAACCCACCACGTCTCATGCTGCGGCCCTGTAATCTATTCTTTGGATCATGTAACATCGTACCCGGGAAGTTTTCTTCTCCTGTATCTCGAATAACAACTAGCGCGGCCTCTCCCAATGAATTACTTTCTACAGACCAATATATTTCTGGTTTACCACTTTCATATAATTCTTGAAGGATACGCCTCAATGTTCTTATCTGTTCTTCTATAGGTGCTTTATTATTACTCCACTCACCCACTTGAATAAGTGTTGGCAATTCTAATACTTGAATAGCAGCATTATCTCCACCTGTTCCCATTGATGGGTCAAGTGCTACAACATAAGTCAATTCTGATCTAATAGGAGCATACCAGCGAACTTGTCCGGTCTTACTGATTGGCTGCATGGATTCAAGTTGTGATAATTTGACGGGATTGATGAGAGTTTCTTCAAATGTAATAAACTGACATTTATGCTCACGTAAGAAGCGATCTTCGCCCAATGCAGCAAATTCTGCGTCGGCCCATGCTTGGTCACGATCTGGATGGTGTTCCCATGTTGACATATATGGACGAAATCCATTTACACCGATTTCTGTTTCGTTACCATTTGCGTCAACCATTTTATTGGCTCCGAACCAGATATCAGCAAACTGATCTTCATCTGTATTTGGTGTCGACGTAATAATACATTTACCACCAGTTGACAAGGTAGGTGATAATGAGGTCCAGAATTCTTTAGCAATGTTTGGTTCTACGAACGCAAATTCGTCTAAATAAACAAGTGATAAGGACATGCCACGACCAGTATTTTCAGTTGTTGTTGTGGCAACAATACGAGAATTATTATCAAAATCAAGAGAACGCTTATTATAGACTTTCACCCCTGCACGAATATGATCAGGTATAGATTCATATGCATATCTAACCCTGTGCATAATTTCTTGAGCACCATCATATTTGTTAGATGCAATAAGAATAGTTGCATCATCATTGAACATGGCATACCAAAGTAGATATCCAGCTGCAACAGTAGTCTTTCCCATTTGACGACTAACCATGTTCACAGACTTTCTATATGTATGATACATATGAATCAAATCAACCTGAAAATCATATAATGCCAGCTTTTGCCTACCTTGCGTAGGATGCTGAATATACATGAAATTCTGAATGAAATATTCTGGCCCGTTTATTGGATCTAAACAAGCCTTTAATTCATCTATTTGTTCCTTGGTATACGATACTTTGGTATAAGCACGTTTTACAAGTTTATCATCTTGGTAGATTGCCATATTTACATAAAGTCGGAATCACTACGCTCCGGTTCGTTATGATCTTGTTCGGGCGGAT